AAAATTTTGGCTGGATTCCAGTGATCGCCTGATGTACGAAGGTAAAGCACCTGAGCTTGCTGACACCCGACGAGCACGTATGCCAGCGTTCTTTGAACATGCAAACCCTAACCTTCCTCAATACGCATAACTATGGGTGCACAAAATAAAGCAGCAATGGCTTCTCGCAGATACAAAGCTGGTAATAATACGTTATTTCCACAAACAAGAATGTCACGAGCTGAGCGCGAAGCATATGAAGAGAAACAAAAAACTAAATCACAACTTGAATCTCTTCAATCAGGATTAAAAGATTTGCAAGATCAGTTTGGAAAATTTAACCAGCCAACTGGTTCAAATTCCTTTACTGCATCTCGTCCTAATTATTCTGTAGCAGGTACTTTAGGAAACCAAGCTAACCTTCGGATTTCGTCTAACGAACCTAGGGCTAGTCGAGTTCGCCGTCGAAACCGTGCTATGTAATTCACATGACAACACCATACACACCTGGCTTTACTGTCCGGCGTCTTCTTGAAGAACTTGAAGATGTCTTTCCACCCGTCAACCCTTCACCTGATACATCACTAAACCAGATCATGTATCGAGCTGGTCAGCGAAGTGTATTGGAGTGGATTGAAAACCGACTCGATGAGGAGACTTAATCATGGGCGCAGGTAGGCGTCAACATCACGCACAACAAAATGCAATGCGAGCAGCTAATGCAGAAGCTAATCGCCAAGCAGAAATGATGAGAGCACAACAAGAGGCTCAACGTCAACAAATGGAAGCTATGAGGAAAGCTATGCAAGAACAAACTAAAGGTTTGCTTGAAGCTAGTAAAGCTCCCACTACTGTTAAAAGTACAATCGGCTCTGAAACTGGTGGTATTTCTACCGCTCGTTCACGTCGTAAATCTATTCGATCAATGGGTGCAGGTGCATCCGCTCTTCGCATCCCCCTTAACATCGGTGAATCCGGTGGTGGTCTTAACATTGGTTAATTAAATGAACGCTAAAAGCAGGTACGATACTCTATCCAGCTACCGTTCACAGTTCCTAGACACAGCGGTTGAGTGCTCAAAGCTCACCATTCCTTATCTCATCCAACGTGATGAGTTCCGTGTTACCCATCAAGCCCTCAAGCAACCTTGGCAAAGCGTAGGTGCAAAGGGTGTAGTGACACTTGCATCCAAGTTGATGCTGTCCCTGCTACCCCCTCAAACTACGTTCTTCAAGCTCCAGGTCCGTGATGACAAGCTAGGTAGTGAGCTACCTGCTGACATCCGATCTGAACTTGATCTCAGCTTTGCTAAGATGGAGCGTATGGTGATGGATTCGATTGCTGCTTCCAGTGATCGTGTCGTTGTTCACCAAGCTCTTAAGCATCTTGTGGTGGGTGGTAATGCACTGATCTACATGGGTAAGGACGGGCTGAAACACTACCCACTTAATCGCTACGTTGTCGATAGGGATGGGAACGGTAACGTAATTGAGATCGTAACCAAAGAACTGATTAACAAAAACCTTCTGCCAAAAGAGATCCTGAACGATACTCCGCCTGTTACTGAGGAGAGCTTCTCTTCTGAGAACGATGCAGAAGTTTATACCCATGTACGTTTAGACAACAATCGCTGGCTCTGGCACCAGGAAGTATATGGTAAAAAGATTCCAGGCTCCGATAGCAAAGCTCCAGCAGATGCTAGTCCTTGGCTTGTACTGCGCTTCAATTCTGTCGATGGAGAAAACTATGGACGGGGTAGAGTTGAGGAATTCTTGGGAGATCTTAAGTCGCTTGATGCACTCTCTCAGGCACTCGTAGAAGGCTCTGCAGCAGCCGCTAAGGTCGTGTTCGTGGTATCACCCTCAAGCACTACCAAAGCACAGACGCTGGCGAAGGCAGGTAACGGAGCGATCGTTCAAGGAAGACCTGATGACATCGGTGTTATCCAAGTGGGTAAGACCGCTGACTTCAATACTGCGATGACTATGATGCAGCAGCTTGAGCGTCGTCTGTCTGATGCATTCCTTATCATGAGTGTTCGACAGGCAGAACGTGTTACTGCTGAAGAAGTTCGCCTAACTCAACTTGAACTTGAACAGCAGCTCGGTGGTCTATTCTCCTTGCTGACTGTTGAATTCCTTCTCCCTTATCTGAACCGCAAGTTGCTGGTTCTGCAGCGCAGTGGACAACTACCAAAAATTCCTAAGGATCTGGTTAATCCTACTATTGTTGCAGGAATCAATGCTCTTGGTCGTGGTCAAGATCGTGAGTCTCTCACTTCCTTCATCATGACTATTGCTCAGACACTTGGACCTGATGCGTTGATGCAATACATCAATGCTGATGAAGCTATCAAACGTCTGGCAGCTGCACAAGGTATCGACGTACTGAACCTTGTGAAGTCTATGGAGCAAATTCAACAAGAGCAAATGGATGCTGCTCAAGCACAAGAGGATCAACTCATGATGCAGCAAGCAGGTCAAATGCTTAATTCCCCCCTGGCAGATCCATCCAAGAACCCTATGGCAGCTGAGACTGTCAATGCGGCAATGGGTGAAGATGTCATCCCACCACTTGAATAAACATGGCTGAAACTTTAAGTTACGATCCCAGCTCTGACCCTGAAGTTATTGCATCTATTGAATCCGATCAAGCTGAGTCGCTTGCCATCGGTGAAGAGATGATTAACCAAGCCAATGAACGGCTTGCTGGTAAGTACAAGAATGCACAAGAGCTTGAAAAAGCTTACATGGAACTTGAAAAGAAACTGGGTTCCAAAGAAGACGTAGGTGAATCTGAACCTGAAACTGCAGAAGAATCCTCTGATGATTCTGAAGTCAGCCCACAGATCCAAGCCATCAGTAGTGCAGCTGATGAGTACTACGAGAAAGGCGAGCTAAGTGCAGAGACACTGGCTAAGTTTGAGAGCATGTCCTCTAAAGAACTTGTCCAAGCCTACTTTGAATATGAGTCTGGATTGTCCCAACAGCCAGCGTCTGAAGCGGTTGAGCTTTCGGCTGCTGATGTAAATACGATTCAAAACTCTGTTGGAGGTGAAGCTGCTTACAAACAACTTGTTAGCTGGGCAGCTGATAACTTTAGTCAAGCAGAGATTGATGCGTTTGATAACGTAGTTGACTCCGGTAATGTCAATGCAATTAACCTTGCACTGGCTGGTCTCAAAGCACGTTACACCGATGCTGTAGGTTATGAAGGTACTATGATTCAAGGTAAAACTGCAGCTCCTGCTGACACATTTAAGAGTCAAGCAGAAGTTGTCCGAGCTATGTCTGATCCTCGTTACGATCGTGACCCCGGTTACCGTGATGAGATCATGCAAAAGCTAGCTCGATCCGATCTCAAATTTTAATGAACGACACAAACATCTGGGCTAAAGAGCCACCCCTCATTATGTCTGACCATCCTTACGGTGTCCCACACAACGAACGAGCTGAGCAGCTCAACGGTCGCCTTGCTATGCTTGGCGTCATGGCTGCTCTTGGCGCTTACGCGCTGACTGGACAAATCATTCCTGGTATCTGGTAATGCCTCTTAAGAAGGGTAAGTCTCAAAAGGCTGTTTCATCTAACATTAGTAAACTGAAGATTGAAGGCTACCCTCAAAAACAGGCAGTAGCTATTGCACTCAGCAAAGCTGGTAAATCTAAAAAGAAAAGGTAATGGCTAAACGTGGTCTTTACGCAAACATCCACGCCAAGCGGCTTCGCATCGCTAAAGGCAGTGGTGAAAAAATGAGAAAGCCTGGGTCATCTGGCGCACCCACGGCTGCTAACTTTAAACGCGCCGCTAAAACTGCTAAGAAAGCTTAACACTAATCACATGAAAACTCTTGCTATCCTCCCCGCTATCGCTCTGATGGCTGCACCTGCTTTCGCTGGTCCCTACGTGAACGTCGAAGCCAACAGTGGTTTCACTGGTTCTGATTACACCGGCACCGCTACCGACTTCCACGTGGGTGTCGATGGCTCTGTTGGTGCTCTTGGCTGGTACATCCAAGGTGGTCCTTCTGTGGTTACCCCTGATGGTGGTACCGCTGATACCATCGCTACTGGCAAGCTTGGCGGCTCTGTTGCTGCTAACGAAAACCTCTCCGTTTACGGTGAGATCTCTGCTGCCTTTGATGCCGTCAACAGCTACGGTACTAAGGCAGGTGTGAAATATAGTTTCTGATTACTATGATTGAATGTCCCACCTGTACCCCAGCGCAACAATACGTTCTAGAACAACTGCAAGTTAAAGCGGATATTACAGACCCTGTTGCCCTGGCAGTCATCATGGGTAACATTCAACAGGAGTCAGACTTCCGTCCCAATGTCTGCGAGGGTGGTGCTATCGTTCCTTACGATCGCTGCCTTCGTGGTGGCTACGGTTTAATCCAATGGACATCGCCCAGACGTTATCATGGTCTGGGCAGATTCTGTAAAAGATACGGATGCGATCCAAGTAGTTTGAAAGGTCAAACCCGTTACATGATTAACGAGCTTCGGTTTCGTGCCGAGCTTGCTGAATTTCAAACGCCTT